TGTCTTCGGCGTTGGCTTCGGTGTACGAAACGCGGCCACACTGGCACACAAGCGGCGGCGCGCTCGGCTTGTTCGGCCGAACCCGGTTGGCCTTTGCAACCGAACTTGTGTGTTTTGACGCGCTTGTTGAGATTCGGCCGGACGTCGTTGGTTTGGAATTGACCGCGCTGGCCGGCGGCACCGGCGGCCCGGAATCGCTTGACGCAACGCTTGAATTCATTGACCCGGCAACCGGCGCGGTTGTCGTGACTCGCACGGCCGGCGCAACGGTTTCGCCTTCTGTCGGCGGCCACGATTGGCGAATCACCGAAGCGGGTGACGGCTTGCTTGCCCTGTTTGGCGTGACGCGGTTTCTTGGCGGTTCGGTGTTTCTCGGCGCATGGGGCGCCGCCGACTTGGCATATTGTGCGCCGAACGCTTCTGATTTGCCGCGGTATAGCGTTATCAAGGCGACGTTCGGCCTTGCCGGCCTATCGGTTGGCGGGTTGTATGTGATGCGGTTGACGTTGCCGATTGACCGCGCGGCGCTGATTGTGACGCCGGCAACGGTGCGCGAAATCATCGAGGTTTGAACGATGCCGTTTGTATACACTGGCAAATGGACGAACCCCGAAACGCTGCGCGCGGTCATACCGACCGAAGCGATCATTGCCGACTCACAAGCCGCAACGTTGAAGAACGCGCGGTTGATTCATCGGCGTTCGGTGCGGTTGTTGTTTGCGGCCGCGCCGCGCGTTTCGTCCGGCGTTGTTGTTGTGCCGTATGTTGCCGCGCCGGTTCGCACGTCTCGCGATACGCCGAGCGCGCAACGGTTCACGGTCACCGGCTTTGATTGCGACGTCACGCTTGACGTGTATGACGTCGGCGGGGTTCTCGTCGGTTCGGTGACGGTTGCACTTGGCGCGGCGCCGGCCATCAATTCGGCCGCGTTGGCGCTGGCACTTGTTAGTGATTCAACATATTATTGCGCGGTGACGGTAACGCCAACGGCGGCCATTGGCGCGCTTGAAACCTTGCGATTCGAGGAAGCATGAAAGCGACAACCGAAGGGACATTCAGCGCGGCCGTGGCCGGAACGTCAATTCCGTTCGTGCCGCTTGGGGTTGACGGGCCGTTGTACGTCATTGACGTTGCGCTTGACCCGGCGGCAACCGACGCGGTTGCGTTCGGTGTCGGCTCGGCCGGCGGTCAAGTGTTGTTCCCGTCACCCGGCGCGAATTCGTTGCGGCTTGGCCCATACCGCGCCGAGCAGCTTGACGGCACGGTCGGCACGGTCAACGGGTTCTCGCTCGGCGCGGGTTCGGTCACGGTGTATTACACCGTGCAAGCCCTGATTGACGAAGGCGTTTGATGCTTCGGCAATCGCTCGGCTTGTTTCGTTCGGTGTCGGCACCCGGCGCGCGTCCGGTGCCGCCGCTGTACCGTGAAGCCGTGCTTGCGGCCGTGCCGGTTTGGTATCTGCGCCTTGAAGACGAACCGCCGACAACGGCCATTGCCGACGCCGTTGGCGCATACAGTTGGACGGCATACAACGGGCCGACGCTTGGCGTTGCCGGTGCCGTCGGCCGCGCGGTTGAATTCGTCATCCCTGGCCAGCGAATCGAGGCGGCCGCCGGCCATTTCGACGAAACGCAAACCGGCGACTTTTCGCTTGTGCTTTGGTATCGCTCAACGCTTCCAAGCGGGACGTTGCGTTACCTGTTCTCGAACCGGCTTGTTCCGGGTCAACAGGGTGTCACGCTTTATCAATCGGCCGCCGACGAACTTGTTTTCAGCGCGACGATTGGCGTTGACTCAACGGTCATCAATCTCGGCTCGCATGACACCGGCGGCGCTTGGCGCATGGTTGCCGTGACGGCCAACCGCGGCGCCGGTGTTGTTGTCTATCTTGACGGCGTTGCGGCTGCGAATGACCCGGCGTTTCGGGTGTCGTCATCGCTTCCAACGGCATCGGTTGCGGCCATCGGCGCACGGCCGACAACCACGGCCAACGGTTACCGCGGCCAGATTGACGAAGCGGCCGGCTTTGGCCGCACGCTTTCGGCTCGCGAGGTTGCCGCGCTTTATAGGTTGGCGCAATGAACATTCCGACTCACAAAGGCGGTGCTCGGTTTTGGGTTGCGCTTGACGAACCGGACGGCCGGCCGCTTTCGGATTGGGTTCTTGATGACGGCCGCGTCATCGTGCTTGACGACGGAACCGACCCGGCCGGCATGACCGACGCCGAACTTGCCGCGGTGTTGCCATGATTGCGCGCGCGCTGTTGGCGCTATTCCGGCAACCGGGCATCCTTGCCGTTCGCGCCGCGTTGACGTTCGCGGCAATGAACGTGCGCGAAGAAACCGGCGCCAATCGTGGCCGTTGGGTTGACGCCATCGTTGAACTTGGCGGCGGTGACGACGAAGACGCGCCGGCTTGGTGCATGCTGTTCTGTTGGGCATGCTGGCACATTGCCGCGCTTGCTCTTGGCCTCGAAGTCACAAGCCGCACAAGCGGTTCGGTTGTGTCGTCATGGCATCGCGCGACCGATGCCGAGCGCGTCATCGGCAACCCGCGCGCGGGTGACTTGCTGTTGCGGGTGCGCAAGGCCGAAGACCTTGCGACGGTTCGCGCCGGCGGTTGGTGCCCCGGTCATGCTGAAATCGTTGTGCGTTGCGATGACGCCGGCAAGCTGGTCACCGTCGGCGGCAACACGTTCAGCGAAGACGGTGCCGAAGGTGACGGCGTATATATTCACCGGTCAACGTACACCATGAACGATGACCGAATCATCGGATTCATCCGGCCGAGTGTGAAGCGATGCGGAAGTTGAATTGGGCATTGATTGCGGCCACGGTTGCCGGCCTTGCGACGCTGATTGATCAAACAATCAAAGCCGGCGGTGGCGCGCTTGAAGTAGCGGCAGCCGTGCTCACAACCGGTTCGGCGCTGTTGTTCGGGCTTTGGCGTGACGATGACGGTGACGGCGTGCCGAACGTTCGGGACGTGTCGTTGTTGCTTTGCGTCATGCTTGCCGGGTGCGGCGGGGTTCAATCTGTCGAGGTTGAAACCGACTTCGGCAAACTGGCCTTCAATTGTGAAACGCCGGCGTTCTGTGTCGGCGGCTTTTGCCTTCCAATGCCGCCGAAGGTGGCGCGGGTGCTTTGCAATGAGTGACGTTCAAATCAGTTGGTTGCGCGACGAATTGAACGCGCTTCGCGCCGAAGTCACCGAAGTCGGCAAAGAGGTCGCCAAACTGAAGACCAGCATGGCAATTGCCGGCGCCGTTTCGGCCGGTGCCGTCTCGGCCGGCTTCGCTTTGCTGATTTCGTTGGTACAGTGACCGAAGACGCCGTTGCCGCCGCGCTTGCCGCCGACGATGCCGTCAAGGCCGTCGGCGGTTATGTTGAGCGCGATGGATACGTCTATGACGGCGAGCGCGACACATACGTCATTGCTTGCCCAGCTGCGCGCGGCGGTCAATTGGTTCGCACCGGTGCATGGGTGCGCGCGGTTTGGCGCGCGTATACCGCCGGCGGCTTGACCATTGCCGAGGTTACGCGCGAATTCGAGATTGACCGCCAAACGTTCGAAGGCGTGAAACGGTCGCTTGCGCTGACCAAGACGCGCGCGCCTTGGACGGACGAAGAAATTGCCGGGTCATCGGTTGACGCGCTACACGGTGACGCAATCCGCGCGAAAGAACGCGAAGCGTTGACCCGTGCCGAGCGCGACGAATGGCGACGTATCAAGACCGACGCGCACCGTTGGCGGATTTGGCATGCTGCAATTCGTGACGCGGTTGCCGAACTTGACTTGCCGGCCGTCACGGCAACCCGCGCGCGCGTTCCGGCGTCGGCCATCGGCGGCGGCGCGGTTGTCGTCGGCCTTTCAGACTTGCACGTCGGCAAGCGTACCGCCGGCCGTGACCATACGTTGACCGCCGCGGTTGAGTCGTTGCGCAACCACGTTGCGCGCGCGATTGAAACCGCGGCCGGCCGCTTTGGCGTGCCTGATTGTTGGGTTGTGCCGGTTGGTTCTGACTTGCTGCATGCCGACACCGAAGGCCAAACAACGACGCGAGGCACGGCGCAAGGTGCGCAATCGGTCGGGTCAATCGCGCAAGCGATGCGCGAAGCGGTGACGCTAATGACCGGCGCCGTTGATGAGCTCGCAACCGTTGCGCCGGTTGTCGCGGTATACGTGCGCGGCAATCACGATGCTGTCACCGGGTTCGGCGTCGCTTGCGCGCTGGCCGAACGCTACCGCGCGACCGACCGCGTTGACGTGCGACTCGACGAACACCCGCGGCAATGGGTGCGCGTCGGTGACGACGGCGGCGCGATTATGCTGACACACGGTGACGGACCGAAGCCGGCGCGGTTGCCGGCCGTGGTCGCGGCCGAGTGTCCTGATTGGGCCGACTATCGGCGCACCGTGGTCATTCACGGCCATTTACACCGGCATTCGTTAGACGTGGCCGGCCTTGTGACCGTCGGCCTTGCGGCGCCGGTGACGGCCGATGATTGGCACCGTCATGCCGGTTGGGTTGGCGCGGTTCGCGCAATTACCTTGGCGCGGCATGACGGCGCCGGCCTCACTGACTTGGCGTTCGTTCGGTAATCAGAACGGAATTTCGTCTTTGTCGCCGGCCGTGCCGCCGCCTTGAAGCGCGATGTTGTCAACACGAATATCAAGCTCGGCTTTGGTTTCGCTGCTTGCCTGATAGGTTCGCACCTTTGCCGAGCCGGTGACCGTGACGTGTGAACCCTTCGTCACGTACTGCGCCAACGCTTCGGCGCGCTTGCCCCAAATCGCGCAGCTTGCCCATTGCGTTGACTTGTCGCGGCCTTCGCGAATATCGGCCGCGACACTGAACGCAAGCAAAGGCGAGCCGTTCACGTCCTTCAACTCGCTTCGGCCGACGCGGCCGGCAATCGTCACTTGAATCATTGCGGTTCCTCATAGCTTGCGGCGGTTGCCGCGGTTATCGTCTCGGCCAATGCAAGACGGGTTGTTGACCAGCGGCACGGGTGCTCGCACCGATAGCCGCATGCATAGCGGCAAAGCGCCGCGCCAATTTCGTCAACGGTCGGTGACTCAACGCAAGCCGCGGCCTCATGGTCAAGCCAAGCTCGAAAGATGCGCGCGCCGTCATCAATCAAGTCGTCGGTTTGTAGTGCCGGCATTACTTGCAACGGGCCGGCCGCGCCGCTTTCGGGATGCACCGGGTTCGGCCAAAGCCTTGACTCATGCCACGCAACCGAGACCAGGACGGCCGGCGGTAGCGCATAGGCTTCGGCCGCTTCAACGACGTCGGCGCATACGTCTTCGGCCGTCGGCGCAATGTCGAGGCCAAGCGCAAGCAACGCGGCGCAAATCATTGGTCAATCTCGGCGCGCAGTTGTTCAAGAATCTCAACGGCTTTGCGCAAGGATTCAAGCGCGTTGTCTAGTGTGATCGGCATCACGTATGCCGCGCCGGCTGCATGCGCCAGGCTTGTTGAGTTGCCATCGGCCGCAAGCGCCGCGCGCCAAAGCTGCAAAGACTGTTCTTCGGTAAGTTTCATGATGCCCCCTTCAACTTGTTCAGCGCCGCGGCCACGTCTTGGACGTCGGCAATGCGGCGCGCTAGCGTTGGAAGCAACCGCGCCGGTTGCGCGTCAATCGCGCGCGTCCAACGGTCAAGCTGGTCGGCATCATCGCCGGCCGCTTCGGTTGCGTATTGAATCAGCGTTTCACGGTGTTCGGGTGCCGGTGCCGGTTCCGGTGCCTTGCGTGCCGGTGTCGGCGTTGGCGTGTCGTCGCGCTCGGCATCGTCACCGGTTGCGACACTGAACAGCAAGCGCAACAGATACTTTCGAGCGCCGGTCAACGCCTTTGCGACCGCTTTGTCTTGTCGGTCGGTGCCTTCTGATGCCGTGACGCATTCAAGGCGCTGGCCGGATTCGTGCGCGACAATCCAACGCACGGTGACCGTGACGCGGGTGCCGTCCATATCGCGCGCGATAGACTCAACAACCGGAACCAGCGCCAACCCGTTCGCGGCCAACACCGGCGCAATTGCGCGCGTCAAATCTTCGTCGCTTGCGTATGTGTATCGATGGTGCGCGTTCTTGCCGGTCTTCTGAATGTATCCGATTTCACCCGTCGCTTTCGCGATGGCCGCGGCAATCTTGTCGGTTTCGGTGGTCATCGTTTCACCCAACGCGGCGGGGTCACAAAAATCGGCGCCGCGCCATAACCGTCGGCCGCGTTTGCGTTCAGCTGCGCAAGCGCATGGTCAACGGCTTCGTCGCCAAGCCGCATCGTTTCTTTGTCCATTTCGTAGATTGCAACGCCGAAGGGTTCGGCATTCTCGGCGGCAATGATGATGCACCGGTCAACGTGTTCACCGTGATAGCGCAACGCGCGCCGGTACCATGCCAATTGAAGGTGAACGCCGTATCGAAAGATTGCCGGAATGTAAGCGTCCGGTGAGGCGTCGCGCGTCGTCTTGAAGTCAATGAGGGTTGACGTTGAAACGTTGAAAGCATCAATGCGCGCTTTGTTGCCTTCCCAAATGAACGTGGTTTCACACTCGGCGCCAATCAGGAGGGTTGACGCTTCAAAATGGTTCTTCACCGCGTTGGCAATGATGGCCGCGGTTTCATGCTGGTCGGGTGTGATGACGGTGCGGTTGCCGACGGTTTCAGCGAATTCGGCATGCGCGGCCTTGCCGGCCTTCGTGCGCCGGTCAACGTCCGGTGCAACGGCAATCTCGGCATCAAAGTCGCGCGGCGTCAAAAGCATCGCATGCGCGGCCGTGCCGAGCGCGGCCGACGGGCCGACCTTGTTGGTGCCGTCAAGGAACGCTCGAAGGTGCGGCGCACCTTTGCGCGCGGCCTTCAACATGGTTGCGCTGATTTCGGGCCGGCCTTGGTATTCGGCGGCGGTCATTTGCATCTTCATTGCTTGGCCTCACTGGCAAGGCAAAGCGCGGTGAGCGCCGCGAATCCGAAGCCGCACCCGAGCGCATACGCGGTTCGGTCGGTCGGTTCCATGCCGAGATGCGATGCTAGCATGAGCGCAAGCGCGAAGCCGACCGCGCCGAGCGCAATGATTGAAAGTAGGTTTGTCATCCTTGAAGCCTCCCTGTTGCGTCGTCAACGGGTGCCGCCGGAACCACCGAACGCGGCGGCACCCTCCCCGGACCATCCGGGGGACGCACCCTCAAAGCCCCGTCCGGTGAACCGGTACGGGGCAAGCGGGGGCGGTGGGCGCGTCAACGGCCGGCGCTACACAGATTCGCGATATGTCGTTTGAGGGCGTTCCGTGCCGCGGTGGGGCTCTGTACGTTCTGCCAGTTGCGCCCGTTGTGCCGGCGCACGTCTTTCACAATCTGCAACCCGTCGGCGTATCGTTCGAAGATATATTCGGTCACCATGTGCCGCTGAACACGCCAAGAACCCACGTTTGAACGCACGGCCTCGATAGTGCCGATTGCGACGCCATCGGCGTATACCGTCGCCTCAGTGTCATCGTCGCGATGCCCGGTGCCTTCAAACTGGCCGAAAGTGATCTTGGTCGTGGTCGTGGTCGTCATTTTACTTCCTATTGCGTCGAGGCGGCGTTGGCTTCATTGCCAACACGGGACAAGCTAAAGACAACGGCCGGACGTGTCAACGATAAAATCACGACAATTTGCAGAATTTATAGAACCGCGGCCGACCGTCACCGCATTTCACCTTATGCGTCAACCGCTTACCGTCGCGCACAAGCCAACCGCGTTCAGTCCATGAGGCAACGATTGAACCCGGTTCAAACCCCGCGCGGCGCAAGGTTTCGCGCACGAACGCCGGCGCAAGCGCCAATTCGGTGAACCCGGATTCATCGCATTCACCGGCGCCAATCCAACCGGCCGGCGGCTCGGCTTGCGACGGCGCGCGAAAGATGCGGCCCAGCTGCGCGGCCGCGGCGGTCAACACTTCGTCAAGCGCGTCAATCGCACGGTCGGCTTTCGAAGACTTGCTTGCGATGGCATCGGCTATTGAGCGGTCAACCCAATCGTTGACAGTAAACCCGCAAGCCGCGCCGAATTCGCGGCCGGTCAATTCGAGCGCGGCCAACGCTTGCGCAATACGGTCGCCGGCAACGTGTCCCGGGTGCCGGTCATAGATGCGCGACGCAAATGAATCGACAAGCGCCGCATGACGCGCGCGCAACTCGGCAGGCGCAACCGACGCCAACCGTTCAACCAGCGCCGGCAACCCGTGGCCATGATGTTCGCGCAACACGTTCAGCATGCCGCGGATTTCAACGCCTAGGTCGGCCGAAACCCCTCCCCATGCCGGCGCCGTCACGGTCAAGACGCGCGACCAGATACCGCCGAACCCTTCGGCCATGTTGATGATTGGACCTTCACCGGTTGAGAGTAACCAGCTATGCGAACGCGGCGCCGCTTGCAACCCGCCGGCCTTGCTACCGCGCGCGCGCGAAACGCCGCTGGTCACGTCATAGATTGCGCCGGCGACGTCTTCGATTTTGCGCGCGCGCATTGTGTCGTCAAAGGCCAGCGTCAACCCGCGCGAATAAGCGGCGGCGCGCTCAACGGCAATTCGCGTTGTGTCCCATGACCGAAGCAACCGCCACGGGTCGCCAAGCGCCGACAACGCGACGCGCAGCGCCGACGTCTTGCCTTGTGATGTTGTGCCGGCCAGGTCGATGACTGCAACCTCCAACCCGGCGCGTTGCGTCAATGTCGATGCCAGCGCGCCGCAAATCATCAACCGCACAACCGGCCGAGCAAGCGCGCGTTCAAGCGCCGCATGCCAAAGCGATTCGTTGCCGGCGGCTTCAAGGCCGTCAACCCATTGGTCGCGGCCGGCGTCGCCGGTCCGGTAATAGGGGCACGCTCGGCCGTGCCGATGATTGCCGCGCAAGTAACAGTCACCGAACCAGCCCGTTGACGCGCTTGTCTCTTGCCGTGTGATGCGTTGCCGGTTGTGCTGTTCGTAGGCTGTCAGATACCGGACCAACTCACCGGCCGTGTGTTGGTCAACCGGCAACCCATAATCTGACCAAGCGACGATTGACCGCGTTGACGCAAGGTCTGAACGCGGCACGTCAATGGATTTGCCATGCCATGCCAAGCGCCAAACGTGCCGGCCGTCGTCAACGTCAATGCCGACGTTCGTGACGTCAATGCGGCATTCGGCAACCACCAATTCGGCGTCCTTGTCGAGAACCCGAACAAGCGCGTTCGGCAAGTCATACCCCGGCGGTAATTCCGGCGAGTCTTCACCGCACAAGTCATCAAGCGCCGCGGCAAGCCGTGACCCTTCGGCCCGGTGCAAGTCATCGACGTCAAATCCGCGCTTGCGTGCCGGCAATTCGACAATGCGAACGGTTGCGCCGGCCGCCGAAAGCGCCGCGAACGCCTTGGCCGCGCCGGCCTTGCCGGCCGCGTCGGCATCGTATGCAATGCGGATTTCGGCGCCGTCGCTGACAAGCTCGGCCACAATCGGCCCAATGTCACCGGTTGCGCCAACCAGCGCCGACACGGCGCGAACCCCGGCTTGATGGCATGCCCAAACCGACGGTTCGCCTTCAACGAGATAGAGCGGCCCGTCATTGAACGCGGTGACGTCCATGCCATACGCGCACGCCATGCCGCCGCGCTTTGCCCAACGCGGCGCCGACTTGCCGGTTGATATGCCGCGCACCCGGTCAACGCCGCAAGGCGTCGGGAATCGGATTTCACCGGTCCGGGTTTCGGTGACGCCGAAGTCGGCCAGCGTTTCGGCCGTCAACTTGCGTGCCGCGGCCCATTCGGCCAGCGTCATCGGCTCCGGCTTTGCCGGCGGCTTGTCTTCGGTGCCGGTGTCAACGCCGCATTGCCGGCAATATTCGTACAACGTGCCGCGCTCACCGGTGCCGAAATCGTGAAACCAACCGGCGCCGTCACCATCGTCGGGTTGCACCGATAACGAAGGGTTCTTGTCGGGCCGGTGTAGCGCCTTCACCTTGAAGAACCCTTCGGCGTTCGGCCGCTTGTTCGCGGTTGCGCTGTCGAGGCCAAGCGCGCGCCAATATTGTCGGTCACCCATTGATCAAGCTCCTTGCAATCGCGTTCGTTCGTTCGGCGTCACGGTTCAGCGCGGCACAAATCAAGCCGATGGCGTAAGCCGTCACAACCCGCGGCGGCCGGTCATCGTACAAAATGCGACGGCACAACGACAAGGCCGGACCATTGCCGTCCGGCAAATGCTCGCGAACCCAACGCAGTTGGTCATTGCGCGCGGCGCTTCGCAGATACACCCGCACCGACTCAACGCGCGCAAGGCTGGCCGCGCCGTCAATGCCGCGGCGCCGAGCGCGCACCCAATCAGGCAGGGCGTCACAAAGGCCGTGAACGCTACATGCGAGCACAAGCGAACGCGCAAGGGCTTCGTCGGCCGACACAACCGGCGCGATGACTTCAATTCGTTCGCGCGGTATATCCAACGCAATGTCGAGATTGTGCCGGACGTACCGAACCCCCGGCGCATCATGCGGCCGCGGGTCATACATGCGGCCGCCTTCAATGGTTATCGGGTCACCGTCACCCAAATCAACGCGCATCCGTTCAACCGTGCCGCGCCAATTCAGCGGCAACAGGTCGGCCGGTATCATATCGGCAACGTGCCGAAACACGGCCGTTATCTGGTCGCCTTCAACGCGCATCGTCGCAAGCGCCGGCGGTCCCGGTGCATCGAATTCTTCAAGCGCGTCGGCCAGCGCCGCGGCATCATGCAGGTTGTGAACATCGGCCGCGCCGAACGGATCCCAAACGCGAACCGACGTCTTGCCGGGTGCCGTTCGCAGAACCCGGCCGATTTCTTGCGCGTAGGCGACGCGCGAACCGCGCGGGTGAGTGAGGCCAATCCAGCGAAGCCAAGGCAGGTCAACGCCTTCAACCAGACAAGCGACGTGAACAATCGCGCGCAACTCACCGGCTTGAAGCCGGCGCAACTTGTCGTCACGGTCTTCGGCGCTGTGGCCGCTGTGGAACGATTCAACGCCGTCAAGCTCGGCCGCAAGCGCGTCGGCGTCGGCGCACGTTGCCGCCGAGAAAACACCCGGCCCGTCGGCATCGGCCAACCAAAGCCGCGCGCCGGCAACAAGGTCGTCGGCGTCGCAACGAACCCCGCCGAACGTCGGAAGTAGGATGACGCCATCGGCAACCGCGTCGGCCAGTGAATAGTGGAACCAGACCGATGACCAAAGTTTGAGGTCATCATCGGCGTCGGCAAGATACGGCGTCGCGGTGAATCCGATTGACCGCGCCGGTTCGACTTCGGCACGCCATTCGGCAACGCCGCGGGTGTTGGTCCGGTGCGCTTCGTCGGCAATCCAAAGCGCCGGCCGGTGAATCGCACCGGCAACCCGTGCGAGGGTGCGCGGGTCATAGGTGCAAACCGTGACGCGGCGCGTCAAGTCGCGCTCACCGGTGCAAACCTTGCCGACGTCCAAGCCGCGGCGTTCGAGCGTCGCGGCCAGCTGATGCACAAGGCGAAGCGTCGGCGCGGTGACGATGACGCGGCCGTCGGTGCGCGCGCAAAGCTCGGCCAACAAGACCGATTTGCCGGCACCCATAACGGCGACAACCAATCCGCGGTCATCGTCGCGCGACTCGATTGCGGCAAGCGCGTCGGCTTGCCATCGGCGGGCTTGCAATCCGCCCCATTCGTTGCTATACAATTTCAACCTCCTTGCGGCCCCGGCACGGTTCAGCGTTCGCGCGCTATCGTGCCGGGGTTTCGCGTTTTGAACACCCGGTCAAACTCGGCCCATGCTTGCGCCGACGTCATGCCGTCCGGCAATAGAAGCGAAGCAACGACTTCGCCGGCAATGGCCGCGCGTTCGGCCCATGCTTCAAGTTCGTCTTCGGTCATGCCTTGAACCTCATTTGAACATATCAAGTTGGCCTTCATTGGGTTCGTCGGGCTTGTCGGCGTCGGGTTCCCATTCATGCGGGCGCGCGACTGCGTGCGCGATTCGCGCGCGCGCAATCTCGGCATATTCGGGCGACAATTCGCAACCGACAAAATCAAACCCTTCAAGCGCGCATGCAATCCCGGTTGTGCCGCTTCCGGTGAACGGGTCTAGTACAACGCCGGCCGGCGGCGTCACGAGCCGTACAAGCCAACGCATGACGGCGACATTTTTGACGGTCGGGTGTATGTTGCGGCGCTCGCCTTTGGTGTGCGTCAACCCGCGCTCGCGCTCGGCGCGGCTCGCTTTGGCAGAGTAGAAGAAACGGGCGGCGCTGCCCCCGGTGTCATCGTGCCCGCGAACACCGTCAGACCCTCCGAAATTTGTGACAGTCCCAGCTCGCTCCCCTCTCCTGCCTGATTTGCTAGGCCCCGTCACCGGGAACCCCGCCACAACCTCGGGCGAGCCGTCGTGTAGTACGTTGGCGGGCCAGCGGCCGACCCATGCACGGCCCGCGGGTTCAGGCGATGCAAACCCGTATCTGTCGCCAGTTCTTCCGTGCTGTGAGATCGGCTCACTCCCCACCCGGCACCCGTCCACATTGATCGCCCCGGTCCCGTGCGTCGTCACGTTGTGCGCGACGGTGCCGACCAGCGGCTTGCGGGCCATGACAATCGGTTCGTGCGCTGGCTTCAGCGCGGTGCCCCAGCCTTCGTGCTCGCCTTTCAGGTTGTGCGACTTCGGGAACCCGGACCCGTAAATCCACATCAGTTGATCCCGAACCTCGAACCCCGCGAGCCGCACGCCAAGTGCAATCCAATCATAGGTTCGCGACCCGGCGAACGCGAGCAAATGGCCGCCAGGCTTGAGCACGCGGTGACACTCCGACCAGACGACCGGCGACGGGACGAAGGCATCCCAGGCCTTGCCCATGAATCCGCGCCCGCCCGGCTGATACGCCTCGCCGTCAAGCCACGCCGCGAGCACCTCGCGCGGGTCAGGCTCGCGCCCGAGTCCATACGGCGGGTCGGTAACAACCGCGTCAACGCTCGCGTCCGGCATACCGCGCAACGTGTCGAGGCAATCGCCTATTGTAACGGTCATGCCAACGCCATCGAAACAAGGTCATGCGCCGCGTCGCGGTCATGCTCGGCGCTTGTCACCGGGCCGAGTTTGGCGTCAAGCGCGTCAAGCCAAGCAATTGCGTCGCGGCGGGTGCCGTCTCTCGAGAACGCAAGTAGGCCGGTTGGAACGTGGGTGATTGCCCAACATGCCGGGTGCGCCTTGCGAATATGCCAACGGCCGGACGGTGAAAGGCGGCCGTCAACGATGCGCGGCGGCCGGTCACCCTGGTCAATCTCAATGATTTCTTGTTTCCATTTCATCGCGCTCCCCATGCTTCGCAAGCGGCATCATGCCGCGTCATGTAACCGTCAATCAGGCACCGGCGCCAATCTTCGCCTTTGCCTTGCCAATACTCGCACCCGGCGCAACGAACGCGCCGAACGTGCGAGCGCGGCACAATACGCAACCGCACGGCACCGTCGCGGCGCGCTTCGGCCGGCACGATATACGCCGAAGAACCGTCGAGTTTTATCCGCCACCATACGCCGCCGTTTGGGGTTGTCACGAACATCGGTCAACCTCAACAATGATGCGGCCAAGCATTTCGGGAATTTGCGGAACGATGGCATTGCCTAGTCCGCGGAGTCGAGGCGCGTCCAGTCGAGCGGGAACCCCATCATCCACTCGACGAATTGGGGAGACAGGCGGCCCTGAATTCCACGAGCAGAAAGCACCGACGTCACATGAACGCGCCGATTGGCTCGTCTTGCTTGCGCGTCCGATAGTAGTGCGTTCCGTTCGAGGCTTGCCACGGGCGTCGGCAACAACCCCGCAATTGCGCGGCATCCGGGGTGTTTCATCATGCTCGGCGCCAGCTGGTTGGCCTTTGTCGTCGGTGTCGCCATCAACTCGCCACGCCACGACGAACACGCGATCGCGAAGGTGCGGGGCGCCGACGGCCGCAGCTGGTATGCAATCCCACCACGCATCATACCCGAGCGCGGCCAGGTCTCCGAGAACGGCTCCGAAGCCCAGTGAAAGGTGGCCTGAGACGTTTTCCAACAGCAACCACCGGGGTCGAAGCTCGCGAACGCATCGGGCAACTTCCGGCCAAAGATGGCGTTCATCAAACTCGCCTTCACGCTTGCCCGCACAGCTGAACGGTTGGCATGGGTAACCGCCGCAAATGACGTCAACGGGTTCGACGGTTGACCAGTCAATTCTTCTGATATCGCCATAGCAAGGCACCTTCGGCCAGTGTTTCGCGAGTATTGCGCGCGCATCGGGGTCAATCTCGCATTGCCAAGCGACGCGCATGCCGGCGCGTTCAAGGCCTAGGTCAAACCCGCCGATGCCGGCAAACAGTGAACCGACAGTCATTGAAGCCACGTGAACCCCATGTCAGTGCGTTGCCGGCGCTGGTTACGTGTGAGCGTTGAAGCCGGCGCCTTGCATCGCGAGTAATCCGGCCGGACCGGTTCGCGCTTCGGCGGGCCGTGCTTGGCAAGCCATTCGTCAACCGATTCGCGCGGCGCCGGTTCATGGTCGTTGCACCATTCCGAAGGCCGGACGCGGCAATCATGAAGCGCGCACCGGTTGCCGAACTTGTTGGGCCGGTAATGTTTGCAGGATGCGCAAGTCATCGTGCGGCCTCCAACGCGGCAATCAATTCGCGCGCAAGCTCCAACGCGCGCGCGATGTTCGGCGCTTCGGTTTCGGCTTCGGCCTCAAGCAGATATTCAGTCGCGCCGTTTGCCCCGGTTCGCGTCCAAAACTCGCCGGACCTTGCGCGGCGCTGCAACGTGCGCCGGTGAATGCCGAGCCGTTCAGCGGCCGCGTTCGTCGGCAACCATTCGGCACCGTCCGGCTGGGCCCGGATCGCCTCTCGTTCGCCAGTCCGAGCATAGCGTGTCATGTCCGCTGCAGCCGTTCGAAGCGACCGAACGGCGTCTGCAGGGTCGCCAAGCCGCGCGGACAGGTACTCGGCTATCTCGTCGTCGTCGGCACCGTCCAGCCCGTCTGAAAGGAATGAACGCAGTCTCTCGAGCTTCGCTCGGCGCTGCAACGTGCGCCGGTGAATGCCGAGCCGTTCAGCGGCCGCGTTCGTCGGCAACCATTCGGCACCGTCCGGCGTCGGCAACGTATAGCGCCGGCGCAACCCTTCTCGCGGCGCCGCGACCAGCTTGCCGCGACGGCGCAACGAATCAAGCGCCGTTGCCGCGCTCAACGGGTTCAAGCCCGTCGCTTCGGTCACGTCGGCCGACGTGAACGGCGCGGCAAGCTGCGCGCAAGCCGTCAACACTTCGTCGGCAACCTGTTCACACGGCACGTACCAATTTGAACCGTGCCGCCAAATATAGCGGCCGCTTTCCATGCGAACGCGCTTCAATTGGCCAGCGTCGCCAAGCGATTCCATGTGACCCGACACCCGGCGCGAATGAACGCCAAGCGTCGCGGCAACGTCGGCGGTCATGAACTCCCCGCGCTGCTTGTGAATCGCTGCAATGACCTCCTCGCGTTGAACCCTCATGCCGTCAACCTCGCGAATGCTTTGGCGGCCGCTTCGCGCGACCGAAGTGATGCAACCGACTCAACACCGGCAACCGACCACGGCCGGCGACGTTGGCCGAAGTTGGCCAGGTCATGCGGCGTCGCGGCCGAAACCGTCCCGTCATCGTGAACCGTGACCAGCGCGAACCGCTTGCCGTCGTCACGGTCACCCAACTCAACAGCGGCAACGCGGCCGCTTCGCTTCCATTCGTGAACCATTGTTGAAATCCTCCATTGGCAGATAATGGACGTTTAGAGGATAGCGTCCGGTCAATGGGTTGTCAATGTCCAAAATGCCCCACGGTGCCCCACTGGGGTGGGGCGGCGCGTAACTTGCCGCCGTTGTTGGCGAATTTGGCAGTTTTCGCGAAAGTCGTGCCCCACCGGGGTGGGGCGGCGTAAGTGTATGAAATGATTGTTGTATATATATATATTGAATCAAATGCCCCACTATTTCACGAAAACATATCCCTATACGCGCGCGGGTGCGCGCACGCGCAAGGCTCATGCAACGTATAGGTGCGGGAAGTGGGGCATTTCGATGTTTCACGGCGAAAACCGCAACGATTGCAAAGGGTTGCGCTGCCCCACCCCGGTGGGGCACGGTTTTATGTTTCACGGCGATTTGTTCAACGGTGTCGGCGGGTTAGCTCTGCCCCACCATAGTGGGGCACGGTGGGGCAGGCTTGCGCGCTCGAGCCGGCGCGCGTATCATCGGCGCATGATTGCCGGGGTTGACATAGGCCAGCGCGGCGGCGTTGCCGTGTTCGACGGTGAGACGTGGCAGACTTGGCAAGCGCAACCGAAGCGTTCACCGCTTTGGCGCTGCGCAAAGGAAGCGCGCGCTTCGTGTGCCGTGTCGTCATGGTATGTTGAACGGCCGCTGTTGCTGCAATCGCACGGCCGCGCGTCTTCGCATGCCATCGGTGTTGAACTCGGCCGGCTTGACGTCGCGCTTGATGGCGTCCGGCGGTTCGACGTTGACCCGCGGCGCTGGCAATCGGCGCTCGGCTTGGCTTCGCGCCGTACCGGCCGCGCGTCGCACAAGGCGAGACTCAAAGCGGCCGCCGAAGAAATTGCCGGCTTTGAACTTGGCGAAGGCGAAGCCGATGCCGTGTTGTTGGCCTGGTACGGTTGGCAGCTGCGCAACGCAAAGGGGGCAACGTGAGAACGCAGAAGCGACAAGAAAGGATGGCGCGCGCGCTCGAATTGCGGTCAATGGGTTGGACGTTTCGCGCGATTGCCGAAGCGACAGGCGTTGACGTCAAGACGGCGTTTCGCGACGTGGCCGACGCGCTTGCCGACCATCGTGAAAGCTACGCCGAAACCGCGGCCGACGTGCGAACGGTTGAACTTGCGCGCCTTGATCGGCTTTGGCGCCGCGCCGAAGAAATGCTTGCCGACGGTGACGCCGACGGCGCAAAGGCCATTTCGGCGGCCATTCGCATCATGGAACGCCGCGC